CCATTCGATAGCCGCGGAAGATTCATAGAGGACCTCATTACCTTTTCCACCGCCACGTGCTACAGGCATTCCCTGATCCTGCCAGTTCTGAATGGTTCGCACGCTGACCCCAAATATTTCAGAAAGCCGCTTTTTGTTGACCTCCATAGCCCACTCCATGCACAAAAACAGAGAAAGGAAACGCCCTCTGGCTATTTAACCGTTTTTAAGGCTTATCGTTTCCTTTCTTTTCAGGGGGTGTTTTCAGTTAAAACAATGAATTAGCGAGAAGAAGAACGGAAATGGCAAATGCCTGAAAATTTTCATAAATAGCGAGAATCTGCGAGGTCGCCGCCCCGTAACAGGCCGGATCGCCGGAAAGGACCCGCGAACGATATTAATTATCATTTACATGCCATCATCAACGACACTGCTGCCAGATAACACCACCAGGGCAGCATTCCATCATGCTGCCCTACGTGAGCCTGTCGCACGGCAAAACCGTGAACTGTCCAACTTTATAGGGTCAGTCCATATGCGAGGCTTGTTAATTAGATAGGATTGAATGCTATGCAATGTATTTTCAGATTTTCTCTTCTTGATTCAAAGTCACTCATTAAACTCTCAAACACTTCAACAGCACTAACACCCTCCTCAGAGGTGAAAGTATCAGAACCGGAATATTCGAGTAACTTTTCACCCGTTAATGAGTCATAAGCGACCCATGAAAAAAACCAGTATTTTTTAATGTTCATTGCCCCTCCGCTCTCTGGAGTAGCATATATAGCATTATCGCAGGCACTCAGTGAATACCTGCGGTAATGCCAAGGGTAATGACAATAAAAAACCGCCCGGAGGCGGTCGCTCAACTGAAAAAATTCATCAATATGCCAATCGCAACGTTGAGGCCCCCACCTAAAGCCAGTGAGCCAAAACCAACAACAAGCAGTGCAGCGCCTTTTCTGGCGTTAAATCTATCTATAGCCACTGCCATTCCATTTTTAAGCGCCGCATCTACAGTAGCGCTTAAGCGGCCTGCATTATTCCATTTCGGGTTTTCGCTAATTTCTTTTATCTCGCCAAGAGCTTTCTCGTGTGCATTAAGAACATCAGCAATCAACCCGATTAATGACTTCACCCTAAAGGCGAGTACGATTGAGCCAAATGTTAAAAGTGCGGAAGCTATAATCTTTACTAATCCTTCGTGAGCAATCATCCAAGTGAACATATCCCCTCCTATAAAGGATAGGATTTTATCATCACAATAGTTAATTAGCTCAACAAACCATTATCAAGCCCACCCGCAGATGAGCTTTGGAATGGCTTATTCAGTTGGCTGAATATCGAGGTAATATTCTTTGCCCTGCTCAAACTGTTCGAATGCTGCTGGGTTGGAGATGTGTATCTGCAACAGACCGCCAGGTGTGTACTTTGACCAGGTTTTGTTTTCTGGGGTATCTGTGGTCACAGGGCTCATGTGGATTGTGCGGTGTGAATCGTCTTCTGCTTTCTGGATGAAGTGACAACGAAATTTTGCGCGAACGGTCATTTGGATACCTCAATTAGCAAAAAGCCCCGCTATTGCGAGGCTACGGGATTGTTATTTGACTCTCTCACCGAGTCGTAAATGCGTTCACATGTCACTCCGGCGGCATAGCGTTCGTCAGCGATTCCAGCATATCGCTGAGCTTCTGCTGCAATATCTCCGAGCATGTTGGCGAGCATTCCGGCAGTGGTGTCGGTTGTTTTGCTTCTGACGGCAGCGGCAAGATCTGCGGTGTGCTTTGCGGCGTCCAGGCGGGCGGCAAGCTTTGTTGCTTCGGTGCGCAACTGGCTAACAGTGGCAGACAGGCCAGCAGCAGTGGCAGCAGATTTAGCGGCTTGTGCTTGTGCATCTTTTACAGCCTCATCACGGGCAATTATGCGCCCTTGTTCAATCCAGCGTGCGGCAGTCTGCGCGTTTGCTTCCTGTGAAGATTCCATGCTATTACGGTCAGCCCACTTCTTTTGCCAGCCCCGCTCACTCCAGACGTTCCCAGCAAGAAATGCACCAGCCAACATCAGCAAAACAATGATTGTTTTCCACCGCGCCTTAACAAAAGCAAAGACAGCTGTCATACCAGCAACGCCGCCCGCGCTTTGTTATAACGACTATTTCTGTCGGCCAGTCCATTCTGGCCACCGTTAATGATCTGCGTTACACGGACAACATCACCTGAATACATCAAGCAACCACGTAATGTGAAATACCAGGCAGCAGAACGAGCTGCATGCTTCTCCTCTGTCAGCAACTCTGGTGTGCTGATCAGATCAAGCTTCAGCGCCGCACCGCATTTGGCGTAGTTCTCGCGGCCAGTGATTTGAATCAGGCCACGACCGCGATATTTCCAGCCGTCACCCTGGCTGTTATTCCCCATGCGGTCACCATAAACCAGATTGGCTATTTGCGGCTGGTGGGCCACCTGCTTACCATCTACACGCCCCAGCATTTCACACTGATACGGCGTCAGGCGTTTACCAAAGGTTTTCTTCAGCCCGTCTACCGAGTAGTTGAAGCTCTCGACCAGCGAGGTAAAACCAGCAGATTCATGCCCAACTTGTGCAATGAACATGGCCTGATCGTTAACTGCTGTGATTCCAAACTCTTTCATTGCAGCATCAATGTGCGGAAACCAGCGTGCAGAAAGCCCGGCGCTGATACCAGCCGCCTGCTGAAATTGTGATTGGTTCATTATTGCCTCAGATGATCAACCAGGCGTGCCACGTTGCCTCTGACGGCAACCAGCACAGACAGGAAAATAATGTTGGCCCCGATAGTGGCCCACGATGAATAAGGATAGATACCGCACAGATATGCCAGCGGAACGGCGCTGTAGATGACCGTAAGCAGCCACGCTAAGCGAGAAATCCATGGTCGATGTCGAGATTCGCCGCGACGATAAAACATCAGGGTCAGCACTACCCCAGTGCAAAGCAGCGCGTTGATTGTTGCAGACGGGTCATTTAGTACCACCTGAACCTCCCCGGCGCGTTATCAGCGCCACCAGCGAGCCGACATCCTGGTTGTTCAGGAACGTCAGAATTTTGACAGCTAAAGCCGAAACGATTACGGCACCGATGGCATCCAGAGGCTTATCACTGTAACCAGTCCAGTCAGCCAGCTTTGAACCCACCAGCCCAGAGCAGATTATCCCGGCGATGTAAGACACGACAAAATACGCCAGCCGACGTGCTGCGCTAAGGTCCGCAGCCGTTGCAATGTAAAATACAGCTCCGGCAAATGCGCCAAACACCACGCCATAATCGGTTCCGGACAGAAATCCATAGACGCTGGCTCCCGTCAGGACACCACCAGCCAGACCAGTACCGGAAATCGGATCAGACATTTAGCCCCCTCTTTATTGCTGTGAGTCCTCTCAGGAATGAGGGGAATAAAAAAGGCCGCCATATGGCAGCCTGATTAACCTATTAATATTGTGCTACTTTCTTAATTCGTTTTTTTGATCTTCAAGCCAATCATCATCGCCTCTCAATTTAGCGACGCGGCCTTCAACGTTAGTTAATGGCTTATAAGCTGCATATTTACCAATTGCACGAGCTGAGTGTTCCCCTGCGACTCGGTAATTTTGAAAGTCTAATTCAAGTCCGTGTTGCTCTGCTCTCATGCGAATGTAACCACGTAGCATATTCTCACGAAAACGGAACCAGGCAGGACGATTCCCTAATGCAGGTATGATGATACAGCCAAAAGCTGGTTTTTTTAGCGCACTAAACTTCCGTTCAAATGTGGATTTATCTAGTGGGTTCACATCGAGAGACTTGCATATTTTGACGTAGGATTCTGAAATGTGCGTTTTATGGCGAGTGAGGTCCGCCATATCTGACATTGCCCAAATTATATGTTTATACGACTCATCACGCCCTTCAGTTGCATCAGTATAGCTTTGCCTTAATGTCTCTGACACCGAATCAATTGCATCATTTAACCCTTTGATAAATAGTGAGTAATCAATAACATTAAATTCTCTCATTGAGCTTTGACAGGTTAAAAGAATTTTCTCACAAATCAAGTGAATGTAGTTTGGAAAGCCATCGCTAAGACCTGCAATTTTATAACGAACAGATTCTTCAACGGATAAGCCGAACTCGTCAAAAGCATTGTCAATGATTTGGAAGCGCCCATTCCAAGGCAAACTATCAAGATGGACCTGATGAATCTGGCGTTCGCTGGATTTATGTCCACCAATTAATGTTACTAGTGAGTCACCAATTCCAGTGAAAATCAATTTAACTTCACATGCCTGATCACCTAATTGCTTGATAAGTGAACCAAACTTCTGTCGCTCTACGTCTGACTCTATCTGGTCAAACTCATCAATTACAATATATGGAACTTTAGAGTGTACTGTTGTTAAAAACTGTAATGCGCGAACAGCGGCGGAAACCGAATCAATATTTATTTCAGTATTATTTATTTTTTCATTTTTACCCGCATTAATGCCACCAATACCAGCGACATTCAGACCTATAGACCAGCCTTGTGTGTCCACCTTCTTATCTTGTGGGACGCCCCGCAAAATAATGTCATTCATTACACTAGAGAATGTGGATTCTTTTTCACAACCAACCAATATTGGGTCGTTCTCTTCCTGAAGCTTAAATGCGACAGTTTGAGCTAATGATGTTTTTCCTACACCTCGATCACCATAAATAAATGCATGCCTGCCAGTTGCGTAAAGTGCCAGTTCCAGATCAGTAACATGCTTTTCACGGCCAAATAACAACTCCATTGAAACAACAGGACCTGTTGGCCGCAAAACCTTATGCAGCTTATGCATAAAGTCTCGCAAAGAGAGACCGCCACAAAGCATTTTTATTCTCCAGAATTTAGTTTCGAAAACTATACCATTAATTTTTCTTGGTAGTCTTTCCTGAAAGCAAAAAACCCGCTCAATGGCGGGTTCTTAATGTTGTGTTGCTCAGTTCGCTTTAACGCCCCGAGCCTACCACAATTTAAGCACTTTCTTGCTCACTATGCAACTTAAATCTGTCGCTATTTGTGCCGAATGCGTCACAAACTGGAGCGTACAGGATCGATTCTGCCAGACTTAGCCAAGTGTCAATGCGTCGACGACAGGTGATCAGCGGCCAGTCAGGATGTTTAGCCTGCAATTCATTGGCCATCTGCAGCTTGCTCTTGCGTAGGCGATGGCGATCGACAATCACGCTATAGAGTGATCGGTAATCATCATTCATCAGTACAGACGCAATGACACCATCCACTAACAACCCTTCTTCGTCTGAACAGAACGCCAGGCCGCTTTTATTTTTGCTGTCGAGGATTTCACGCAGGTACGCTTCAAGTTCAGGCTTGGTGATCCCTGATTTCTTCATACGGCGCAGCGCATCATTGATAGCTGTCTTGGTGATTTTTCCTGATGCCAGTAGCTGGTTAAACATGTTCCCACCACTACCACTGCCGATGTAAGACCAACGGCCCCACATGCGCAACTTACCCTGTATCCAGATGCTTTCCAGAGTACGAAGACGAACCATTTCACCAGATTTACCAACTTCAGAAGGATTAATCATTTAGCGTTCTCCACTTACGCCAGTACGCCGATTGCCAGCGCACGATCTATAATCCGAAACACCAGGACCAGCTGGTCACCGTATTTCGATTCAAATGCCACAGGATCAGCATGCAACTCGTCGTGATGCTCTCTGCACAGAGGAATCACAAACAGGTCGTGTGCCTTTGTACCCATTCCACCCTGCCCGTGGCCAATCAGGTGGTGGGGGTCGTCAGCCTGCTTGTTACAGCAGACGCACGGTTGGGCCTTAACCCATCTCGTGTATTTCTCATTCACCCAGCGGCGACGCTTGGGTTTAAGCATGAAGGATTCCGGTGTCTCCGGGTCTACCTTCATCGCCACTATCTTTTTCGCTTTCTCCTGTACCAGTTGTTGAGCAGGTAATGTTGGAACAATATCGCTTTCACGTGTTACCGACTGGTGAGTATCTTCATTCAGACGAAGAGCTTTATGGGCTACGGCTTCAGGTATCTCATCAGCCAGGTCGTTCCTGACCATCCACCAGCAAAACTCCGGCAGCGTCAGAATGTGGTCCTCACTGAACCCTAATTGACCGTTTACAACCTTCAGTAGCCAAGATACCAGGTTTTCACGGGCTATACCCGCCAGACCTTCAGTGAACTGCTCACGAATTTTTAAGTCACAGCCCCAGCACGTGCGGATTGAGCCAGGCGCATGCCGGGTGATGGTGTAGTTGCGATCATGCCACTCGCTGTGCGGGTACTGACATTCCAGTTTTCTTTCGAGCCAGGCATCCAGTGAATTCAGTCCACCAGCACGATGTATTACCTTCTGATTTTCGAAGACATCACGCATCAACGGATCGTTCTGAAGCTCCTGAGCTGTCTCAGGCAGCAGACCAGACGGTAACTCAGCCATAGACTCTGCCTGTGGCTCGATAAGAACACGCCCATGTCTGAACAGATGCATCAGTTCACTGCCTGGGCGAAATATCACTACCCCCGTCATCGGTGCAACTTCAGGTGTAAGTAGAGCTCTCACTGTTACCTCAGGCTACGATGTCGATAATTTTTAGTAGTTCGCCAAACTTAGATTCGAAGAAATGTGGCTGTGTTTCTCTTGGGTTAGCTGGACTGGTGATGTTCTTCCCGTACATGCAACCTTTCGCAGTTAGCGACCAGAACTTTTTAACGCCGTTGACACCGGTGCGACTGTAGCGCTCTTTTTGCTCAACAATGCCAAGCCTGGACATCATGTGATAAACCTGATTCGCTGTGATGCGGATATTTTTTTCTTTGAGGAGAGCACTTAGTGATTGTGTCGGACGACTGGAACCGTCCAGGGCTCCTACAGGAGCATCAATAGCATAATGCGGCATTAGATCAGGTAAACCTGCTACCTGCTGGAGCTTTTGATAAGCGCCAAGTTTGGATGAGTTCGAAAGATTGAGCAGTTTTGCAGCAGATTCAAGCAAGATTACTCCAGCCTGAACACGATCGGATGCACCTGCAGATTTTCCTGATGTTTGAATGGCATCAAACGTCCTGATCACTTTCAGATTGAATGCTGCGCTAATCCACATTGCGTATGAGTAAACTAATTCACGGCAAACATATGTACCCTGCAATTTTCCGCCTCTAATAACACTTACTGGCTCAGGTACATCCGAGTTGCAAATTTGCAACTCGGTTATTAATTGCTCCGTTTGTTCATTTCGAAGCCAGAAAGCTGGCTTATGTTTATCAAGTCCACCCGCTGCTCGGTGAAGATCATTGAGGCTATAACGACCAACAACGTCACGACTTACGGATACACCATCAATTACCATCAACTGATTCATAACCTTCTCCACTTATTGAAATGCGAAGCGGACTGCACCCCACTACGCCGGTTTTCGTATTTTACAGACTTCGAAATGTGCTTGCATTGTCACCTGTATGTTTGAACAGTTATTTATAGTGATTAATATTGATTTCTACTCTTCCGGGCTTTGCTACCGGTCCCCACTCGATAGCCATCCGTTTAACCTGACTGTCGTCCTCCCAGACTCTGGCATTCGTCAGTGCGTCGAACAGCGCTTTGTTGTAGTTGTCCAGATCCCGCCGTCTGTTATCTGGCGGGAAAAGAACTATGTTTACCTCAACGTTGACGTTAACTGGTTTAGGTATACCGCCGTACTGCTCAACAACAGATGCGTAAACGTTCTTCTTGAACTTCCTACCCATCTCACTGATCAGATGCTTACCCTTTAACGCTCCACGGTCAGGGGACCGGTAATAGGTGTTAACTGTTGGCGGGAATGGCAACGTTAATTTCATGGCTGGACACCTCTCGCTTCCAGCCATGACAAGGCGCGTTCTCTTGAATCGCTATCACCGTTAATGAGTGACTTGATGATCGATATCGCGTCTACCTCATCATTTGCTGAAATAACGGTAATCCCTCTGGAAACTCCAGGCGCAACTGAGATATATCCCTTCTTCACTATGGCCTTCACATGCTCCGCTGCAGCGTTCGGTGATGAGCAACCAATCAGCCCAGCCAGTTCACATATCGTTGGAGGGAATCCAAACCGGCGCTGATAGTTCACGATCGAACCAAGTACTTCACTTTGTCTCACGGTAAGTTTGTTCACTTCAGCGCTCCTTAATCCGCTTGTTCAAAATCCCGACTTCGAGATACAAATGAGATGGCGTAAAGCCAAGCTGCTTAACCATCCCTATAGCACCGTTAAAAATTGGCCTGGCTATTTCGTCACAATTCATACCAGGATTAGCCTTGCGTTTAGCGGTAATTTCCTCGTTGCATCTTCTGGCGATGTTACGAAGCGCGTTACGTGCTTCAACGTCCTGCATAAGCCACCTCCAGCAGCGGATCAGGTTTACCAACGTAACCAGGAGACATGATTACATCAGGGTTTTCTGCCTGATTTCCCCAGTGATGCCAGCCGGGGGCCGCGCAGCGGCTGAACAACTCAATGCGTGACACATCGCCGTATAATTTCTCCAAGCGGTAACGCGCTTCTGCTGGCTTCTGACTGTGCTCGCCGAGTGGGCTGTAGATAACCTGTTTTACGCTCGCGTCCTGACGCTCAAGACCTTTCCCTCTTGTGGCAATTAGCAGATCCTCGGTATTGGCGCGGGTATGGTTGCCACCGTTCATTCGAGTCTGAGCGTTTAACAGGTCGAGGAAGTCGTAAAAGTCCTCTACTCCACCAGCCTGAAGCGCTTTGTTGATGTGCTGCTCAGCCAGTGAGTTGAACTTCACCCAGGTGAATCCCTTCATGGTCCGAACCTTAAAACCCCATGCCTCAGCAAGTTCGATCGCTTCACGGGTATGTGTACCGGTGAACCACATGGCCAGAACGGAATCTTCCGCAGCCAGCTCCCAGACAGGCAGGCGTTTTATGTCGATGAGTTTCATCGTGCCGTAATGGTTTTCCGCTGCACCATTGCTGATGGTGTTTCCGTATTCCCACGGTGGATCGGCGTAAATCAGTGAATAGTTCATTAACGGCCTCCCCAAAATCGACCAGCCAGATAGCATCCGTCTTCGGTAATAACTGCTGGCTTAGCCAGGCCAAGACAGCGCTGACGTTCTGCCAGTATTGCTGCTCGCTCTGATTCAATGGCTGATGCGCTGAACGCCTCCATGTAAATCGTCGCGGCACGGTGAAAGAGACCTTTCGACTCCAGGCCTTTCGCCGTTTCCATCAGGGCGCTGACTTCAGGAGTTGGTTCAAACACTTCGAAATGGCAATCTGCTGGCGGTTCCGCGTAGTAACGGAATTGTCGACCGTCGCGTTTACGCGTTGCCATCCCAGAACCATACAGGCGGCAAACAGTGAGTTGAAGCTGGTCCTGGCTGTATTGGGTCAGACCTTCGATGATGTCCCTGGTCGTGGAGCCGGGGTTCATGGCAATAAACATCTGGACCATTTTCAGAATGCTCATAGCTACCCCCTAAATCCTTCAGGAATGCGTGTATCGCACTCGTATTTGGATTTAAACATTGGGTCCTCTCGAACCTCATGTTTGCTCACTGACACTGATAACTTCAGAGACAACTCATCCCATTTTTCACGCAGCTTCGAAGGACTGAGAATATTTTTGCACCAGAAGGGATCACGATTTACACGACCGTACAGCTCGCAGATCTGGCGGTGATTGCGATTATCCTGAGTGCACATCAGACGAACCTCGTTAGCCCAGGAAACCCAGTTAGGTTCTTTAGGGCGAACCAGCTCACCGTCAGACTCAGCGGCTTGTTCGTACAGTCGGATAATCTTTCCCCAGATCCATTCTGCGCAGGTTAAATCTTCCTGAGTTCCCCATTGACGTTTTGCTGCACTGAAAACCACCGCTGTTGGATGACGAGACAGAAAATCATTTGGATTAACCAAAGCGTCCGGTTGCGAAGCTTCCGGACAAGAAGGGGTTTTATTCTCTGTAGTACTCTCTGTTGTATTCTCTGTAAGATCATCAGTGCATTTTGACCTGATGACAGCGGTTCGTTTTGAACTGATGGAGTGTGTCACTTTGACCTCTTCCATCGTGTCATTTTGACCTGATGGAAGAGCGCATTTTGACCTCTTCGATTCGGTCACTTTGACTTCATCTAAAAGCTCGCTTTCATAGTTGATTGTGTAGAAGTTGGTCATGTCGCGTTGGGACTTGTTCAGTTGCTCAATTTTGAGCACACCGAGTGTCTTCAGGCGGGTGAAGGTACGCTTCAGGGTCGACTCAGACCAGAACGGGAACTGCTCCAGCCACTGTTCTGTCGTGTTGTAAATCCAGCGAACACCATCACTTTCCATGCCCGATTTGGTTTCTTGCAGCCAGTAATTAATCTGCTGCAAAGCAATCGCCTCATTCAGGCCAATGCTGTATGCAAGGTCAGGATTTATTACTATTGGCCGGGATGTCATTAACAGGCTCATTCTGATCCTCTATTTCCCTGAATTTACGCTGAAACTGTTCGAGAGGACTGAAGCACTCATGCTCGTATCCGTCGCGCAGGTATATAACCCGTTGAGTTTCTGGCTCCCACCGGATAACCCTGACTGGGACTCCGTAGCTGTCTTTAAACCGTCTGTTGAGTGCTCGCATTCGACCTTCTCCGCCTGGCCGTTGAAATCACCTACAACCCAATCGGCAAACTGGTAGCAGACAGGCTCAAAGCATCCGGATACCATTACCCCATACACGAACTGCGCCGGACCTTTTCCACCCGGCATAGGTCGAGCAATAAGTTGCGACCTGCGGTACTGTGTTGTTACACTGTTCATGCGTTAGTTTCTCCACTGAATACGACACGCCACGACGCCAGGAGCTGCACACTCGCTGGCGTCACTTCTTTTGACGGCGGCTGAATAAGGCCACAATCGCGCGGATTTCTTCTTCACGCGCTGCCAGATGACGGCGGTGGTGTTCCTGAATTTCTTCGGCTTCATGCTTTTCAATCACTCCATCCTCAAGCGCCTTCTGGATAATCTGATCAACCTGCCCTCTTGCAGCTGCTGTACGCATTGCTCGACTGAACAAGTCAACTCGGTCCAGATCTTCCAGGCTTGGTACGTCCACCAGCAGTGCGCCGCGACGCTTGGCAAAGTAGTCGGCAACGAATGACGTGTTGGAAATGTCCTCCATCGCTTCCAGCTCAGTGACTTCAAAGAAACGACAACCGTTTTTCTCATAAAGGTTGTTATTGAATTGGGTTTCTGACATGCCTAACGCACCTGCCATAGCCTGACGGCCTCCGGGGTACGCCTTACACATCGCTTTCACTACTTCCTTCAGGGTTTGCTCTACCATCTTGTTTTTCCTTTGGTAGTTATGTTTAAGCTGCTGTGTCTGTAGACTTTTGGTAAAGGCTGGCATCGTATTTAAGCTTGCCTTTAGTGATACGTTCGATAACAAAAGCTTGCTTCTGAGGGATCACATCACCCCATCGGCACACTGCAGGATGGGAAATTCCCAAAACACTCGCGGTTTTTGATACCCCTCCGAAGTGTTCTATGACGTCAGTTTTAAGCATGGTTCCTCCTGGTTAACTCACGCCTTAAAGGTAACAAAAGGTACATTAAATAGCAAACAACAGTTACAAGGAATCAATGTAACATTGGTTACATGAAAACAGAGATGAAAGACCGAATAAGATCCCGGCGAGTCCAGCTCGATATAACTCAGCAGACCCTGGCTAAACGCCTTGGGGTGAGTAGAGTGTCCGTTACCAAATGGGAGAACGGTACAACTAAGCCTGACGGAGAAAACCTTCACCAACTAGCGATGGCTTTACAGACCACTCCTGAATGGATTCTTTACGGCAAGGGTGATGAGACTCAAGATGACACCAAAGTTATCCCATACCTGAAGCCACCTACCGCCGTTCCTATTATCTCTGCTGTTCAGGCCGGGGTATGGACTGATACCTATGCATGCTCAAGGCTTACTGATGTGATTTCATGGACTCAAACCACAGCAAACGTTTCTGATGAAGTTTTCGGATTGGTAGTTCGTGGTGAGTCAATGACTAACCCACATGGACTTCCATCAATTCCGGAGGGCTCAATCGTTATTGTTGAGCCACATTACGGACAACTTGATGACCTGTATGGGAAAATTGTCGTAGCAATACTTGATGGTTCAGCAGAAGCGACTGTGAAGAAACTTGTTTGGGATAGCCCTTACTCATATCTCATGCCGCTTAATCCCGCCTTTAAGCCGATCCCCATTGATGGCAATTGCCGCATTGTAGGAAAAGTTGTTCAGATAACGCAGAACATCTAAGTAACTCATTTCTAATGCCAGATATCATTCTGGCATTTTTTTCACCTCCAAGGTAACAAAAAGTACATTAACTTACTTGACCGTCATGGTAACTAAAGGTACATTTAAAACACACCAGACGAACCCATAGTTACATTCATCTGGTGAAGCCTCGGTATCCTGTAATGGCTGTCACTTCCCACAATTTGTGGCAGCCATCTTTTTAGGGAGCATAAGGCGGTCCCGGTAAGCATCTCGCAGGGTTCTTACCGGGACTGGAAGAGTTACCACTTGGAGACGGTCCTTTTAAATGTCCTGGACAGTGGCGCTTTGGTCGCGATAACAACCACTCCAGTTGATCCTAGGAGTTATCAGGTCAGTGAGATGCCAGCACTCTCGACGGCAGTGACAGCCGGAAGTAGACGGCGAAGCCCAGACGATATCTGAGTGGCTTTAAAAACAGATGGGAGTCGGTGGAATCCCGGCAAATGGGTTTCATGTACCGAATGAACACATGATGACGCGGGGAAAGAACCGTGACAGGAGGGAAGTAGACCCCACGAACACAACGGAAATAGCATTCAGTAGTTAACGGTCCCAGAACGTTATCTATGATTGTCGCGAATCAGAATGCTATTCCCATTGTGGCATTAGCTCAGTTGGATAGAGCAACGGCCTTCTAAGCCGTGGGTCGCAGGTTCGAACCCTGCATGCTGCACCAGAATCACATATCCATCGTGGTCCAAGGAAGTAAGAAAGCTGTGTGGAGTCTTGGCGGTACCAGTACCAACCTTTGAAGTCCCTGGTGCCGCCCTTTTTACTCAACTGAAAGCGCGTTCTGTCCCTTGTCATTAAGTGCCAGTTCGTTAAATCCAAAACCAGCGGAACGCGCTTTCAATTGAGTGGAGAAACTAACCGGCGATTGCAGTCGCCCGTTTCACTAAGTGCCTCTTCATGGGGCATTTACTGAAACGAAACCCAAACTTTTATTCGCCTTTTGGCGAGGGATTCGTGCAACCAAAATTCAGCGCCGTGCAGGGCGCATATAACACGGAGAAACTAACCATGACGACCACACAGAACGTCACTGAGTTACAACCACGTATGACCAGAGAGCAGTTGATCGATGCAGCCCGTAAAGCCGCCCCTCTCCTTCCAGCTGCTTCCCAGTGGCTGATGAATGAACTGGCGAACCGCTACGATGTTCAGGGTGTCGCACTGTGCGAGTCAATGGAGCAGCGAAAAGCACTGGCTGTTGAAAATACAGTTTTACGCGATGACGTTATCTGCTGGGCAAAAGAATGCGATCGCATCGTTGAAAGACACACAAAAACACGCAGCAACATGCACCTTCTGGAAGCCCAGCGCGAACTGCGTGAGTTAACTCCGGTAACTAATGTTGTGATGAATGAAGGGGCTAAGTGATGGCCGCCAACTCATTCAAACAGATGTCCCGTGACGGGACCATCAAGCGCACCGATACAGGGATGTTTATCAGCCTTGAACATATCCACGTGCGTGAAGGTTTCAACAAGCGTGAAGACGACGAACGTACCCGCCAGGCAGATGACGACCTGTTTAACTATCTGATGAACGGTGGCACCGTTCCTCCGCTGGAGGTTATCGCACGTGATGAAGGCGGTGTGTGGGTAGTTGAAGGCCACCGTCGTCGTCGCTGCTACGCACGTTGTGCTGAAGCTGGTAAGCCAGTAGACCGTATTCATATCATGCCGTTCAACGGTAGCGATGTGCAGCGTCTGGCTCGCATCATGACCAGTAATAACCAACTCCCCCTTTCCGATATTGAACAGGCTGCTGTTATTCAGGAGCTTCATAACGCTTTCAACCAGACCACCAGCGAGATTGCAAAGCTGGTCAATAAGTCTGTAGCGACCGTTGAGAAGTTGCTCACTCTGAGCACCGCTAATTATGACGTTCAGCAGGAAGTTAAATCTGGTGCCGTATCTGTTGATGTTGCTGTTGACCGCGTTCGCGAGTTTGGCGAACAAGCTGGTGAGGTTCTCCAGCACGATAAAGCCGTAGCCGCCGCCCAGGGAAAAACAAAGGTTACGCGCAGTTCTATCGCGCCTGAACTCAACATTAAAAGTGCTCGCCGTTTTGTGGAGTTAATGGCCATGGCGACGATTAGCGATGAAGGCGTGTTCACTTTGCAAGGCACTGCACTGGCTGAAGCCCTGTCGATAATCGACGAACATAAAACCATTGCTGAAGCTCGCGAAACCTATCGCCTTTCACAGCCAATCCCTACGACAGAGATTATCGGGAAAGTGCTGTATGTGAAGCTGGACGGTAAGGAAATCGGCTCTGCGATTATTTATCGCGGGAAGAACGTCACCTTGGATTTAGGCGATAAAAAAATAATCGCCAGCCAGTCTAAAGCAGTGGCCCACTTCGTTAAACAGCACAAACTTCAGCAGGTACATACCAATGCAAACGATCAATAACCGTATGACAGAAACTCAAATTGCTGATCTCTTCAGCCTGGCGGTTCAGTTGCAGGTTAAAGCTGAAGAATCAGATGATCGTGATACTGCCATTTTGGCCTACTCAATTCAAAACGCCTGCTCAAATTTAACGGAATCCCAGCGCGAGTTCCGGGCAGCAGACGCGACTATTCACAATCTTGAACTGAAACTCACAGACATGGCAGTACAGCTCGCTAACGCCGAGAGAAAGTGCAGGGTGCTGGCAGCGGAGAATGCGGGGCTGAAAAATTTCATCATCAACGATTGTCATGTTGCACATATCGAGTCGGAAACTTTCTACGAAGAGGAGGTTACCCGTTACGTCAGCGCCGATGGTTACGAGCCAGAAACCCCAGTCACAGACGCTTTCCTGGCTGAAGTGCGGGCGCAGGGTGTGGATGCTGCAATCGAGCATCTTAGCAAGAAGTTCGAAGGCGCAGGTCACATCGGTGTGCCTGTGATGGCTCTGGAATGGTTAGCGCAGGAAATTCGCAAAGGAGTGCAGTCATGACACGCATCCGCAACTTCGGCTGGAATCGCCTGAAACTGGCAACCCTGTCTTACGAAGAGATAAGCACCCTTGAAGAACAGGTTAAGCAGGAGCACGTCTGCAAAGACGGCATCCACATGTACGACAAAGCAGGCCGTGACAAGCTCGATGCTCTGAGTTGGGCCGTATACAACAAGCAGAAGCAGGAGGCAGCCCAATGACAGCACTCAACAAACAGGCGCTGAAGCCTGGGCTTTACGCAATCCTGTTCCGCAATAACTGGGACGGCGAAGGAGACACATACGAAATGCTGGCCAGCTTGGATGCAAACCTGAACTGGCATAACTACGAAACCGGAAAAGAGCTGTTTGAGTACGAAGGCGATGAAATTCTCAAGTCGTGGTTGCTGAATGACAGTACCACAACTGATGCGCTGGAAGCCGCAGAGAAGCGCATAGCAGAACTGGAGGCGCGGGATATCAACATCAAGCGACAAGCGCAGGCTTTATTTGAGGCAATCGCAAATCCTAATGACTGTTACATACCGGCATACGTTCGGTGCTTAAGAGAAGCGCTGAATGGGAATAGCACTGGCATTGGCGTGAAGGGAGAGTGAGATGAAAACAGGTGACGTTATCGAGAGCATCCACACCAGTAACAGATTCATCATCGAATACATTTCTAAAGATGGTAAAAGTTTTGTGCTGGTCTACAAAGACGAGAATAACCAGCCGTCTCGCTGCTATGCGGACCATGATATCAGACGCAGTTTCAGGAAGGTTACCCCATGACAACTAACAACCACCCGGCGCACGGTCCTGTATCACTCGAGCGCCTGCACCATATACGTGAACACCTGCAGCATGATACCCAGTACTCAAACGGCGGGAACAGAGCTTACATTCTCACGGATATGTTGAAGGTAGTAGATGAGGTGTTGGCAGGTAGGAACGCCGAGCCAGTGGCAGATGTCGTTGACTGGCACAAAGAAGGTGAAGAAAGAACCTGTGATATACGCTGGCGCCGTTTTGATGTCTCACCCGGGCCGCTCTATGCTGTTCCACCAAAGCTAACCAGCGATAATTTATAATTTCGTATTCCGGGTGCAGCCGGGTTAAATGGAGAATAACGCATGATTCAGATGTTAACTCTTGAAGAATGGGCAACCGATAAATACAGAAGTAATCCACCTAGCGTCTCAACATTGCGCCGTTACGCTAAGCAAAATCTCTTTTCTCCACCAGCAATGAAGCAAGGTAGGCTCTGGAGAGTTAGAGAGGACGCGGAATTGGTTGGAGAACTTGCTGCGCCGGTTATCAAGAAATCTGACTCACCAAAATTGCAAAGGATCCTTAGCGATGGCAGCGAGACCACGTAAAAATAATGTATCAGTACCTAACCTTTATCCACTCTATAGTCGGAAGGTCAATAAAGTTTATTGGAGGTACAAACACCCTGTGACAGGGAAATTTCACAGCTTGGGTACTGATGAAGTGGAGGCTATAGCAATTGCTACTGAAGCGAACGCGAGACTTGCTGAGCAGCGTTCAAGACAGGTACTGGCTATTAGCGATCGAATCGCTACCAGCAAGGGTAAAGCAATTACGACTATTACCTGGCTTGAGCGATACTGGAAAATTCAGGAGGAAAGATTCGCTTCAGGTGATATCAAGGAGAATACGTATAAACAAAAAGCCAAGCCTGTTGCACTTCTCAAAGAACGTGCGGGAATGAAGCTAATATCTTCTGTTGATGTCAGGGATATTGCTCAAATTCTTGAAGAGTATCTATCTGCAGGCCAACCAAGAATGGCACAAGTTGTTCGCTCAGTTCTGATCGATGTATTCAAAGAGGCCCAACACTACGGTGAAGTACCATCTGGTCACAACCCTGCCCTTGCTACTAAACAGCCCAGGCGCAAGATTACCAGACAACGACTTAGCCTCGACGAGTGGCTGAAGATTTTCGATATCGCAGATAAGAAACATCAGTATATGGGAAATGCTATGCTGCTTGCCCTTGTGACCGGGCAACGTCTTGGGGACATATCCAAAATGAAATTTACCGATATCTGGGATAATCATCTACATATCGAACAGGAAAAAACTGGCAGCAAAATAGCTATTCCTCTTTCTCTTCGCCTTAATGCGATTAACTGGAGTTTACGTGATGTAGTAGCCCGCTGCCGAGATTACGCAGTAAGCCCCTACCTCGTACACTTTTTTAGATCAACATCACAAGCAGAACGTGGAGCACAGGTAAAAGCTAACACCCTGACGATGAACTTTAGCAAAGCACGTGATAAAGCTGAAATTGAATGGGGTGATGGCACGCCGGCAACGTTTCACGAACAGCGATCGCTAGCAGAACGTCTTTATGAAGCCCAGGGGATCGATACGCAAAAGTTACTTGGGCATAAATCACCAACTCAGACAGCTCGTTATCACGATGATCGCGGCAAAGATTGGATTAAAATCAACATATAA